TAATCTGTCGGCAGGTTAAATCATCCGCATAGAACGCCTGCACGCTGTAGCTGCCGTTGATGGGCAGGCTGCTGATGGCAAGCGCGACCCCTGCCCGCTGGCAGGCCAGCTGAACCAGCTGCCAGATAGTTTTGGGGAACTGCGCCTGATTGGCGTGCAGCCAGCCGGAAAAGTCCACATCCAGCTTGGACATGGTGTCGTAGGCGACTACTTTATAAACCGTGCTTGTGCCGGATATTTCCCGCATAAGCCCCTGATAATTTGGCTTTTCGCAATAATATATGCCGACTTTTGTTTTTGTGCCGCTGTCATTCACCCAGTACAACGTAAGCACATCGCCTTTTGCAATAAGATTGTCATCCTGCGCAAGGTATTCGACCTCTATTTCGTCTGTGCATGCGCTTCCAATCGTGAATTCCTGGCCTGAATTCAAGGTCTGCGTCAATGTGCAAGACAAAATAAGGGAAGAATCAATCTCTGTCCCATCGCTTTTAACAATCAGGTTTTTCAGCATTGATTCTTCCCTCCTTTACATCTCTACCATGTCAAAGGAAACATCGGTGTATAATCCGCCCTCGCTTGAACACAATGTTTCGTTGTACAGTTCATATTTGCAATCACCTGTATAAGCAGACATCGTGCATGTCTTTCCCCTGTCTCTGAATGTTGCGGTATATTCCTTGCCCTGAACAAGCCCCACAAGCTCGTCCATTTCGTTTCCTGTCATGGCATTGTATTTGATTGTGACTTTGCGCAAGTCCCGGCGCAGCCAATCAATATGCATCACGCCATCCTCTGTGCGGCCGCTGTTGGAGCCGACATAGTTCTCATGCGTGATTTCACACCCCTGCGGCTTGTACAGCGCAGTTCCGTTGACAGCCCAGTAACCTTTTGTGTCTTTGGTATTGAAGCTCATATTTCCCTCTTAAAAAGCGGGGCTTCCCGTTCTGATTTGTTCTCGGTGCGCTTCATCCTTAACGGCGCGGAATACCTCTCTGCCGTTGATGACAACTTTGGTATCGCTGTTGCGCTCCATAATAGTGCCAAGCGCACGAATTGCTGCAACAACGTCTGCGGAGCCATTTCCGGTGCGGTATGCCTGCGCAGAAGAAAACTGCTTCCCGGATACTTCGACATCGTGTTTGGAAACGACTGTGCCCTCTGCGCTGACATTGACAGGTGCATCCGTAAGTTCCTTTTGCATAGAAGCACTAAGCGCTGCAACCTGGCGGATAACGCTGTTCTTGTTCCGTTCAATGCCGGATGCAAACAGTTTCATCATGTCAGGCATCCAGGTGTCAGCATCAGCCAAAGGGCCTTTATCAGGAACAGAAAAATGGAACCGTTCACTAATCCATTTTGCCGCATCTTCAAATCCCGATTTAAGGACTGTCCACGTATCGACAAAGCTATCTACAAAAGAGGAAGCGAAATCGCTGCCCCATTGTTTTGCCTTCTCTGGAAGGCCGGACAGTGCATTTCCGGAACGGGTTGCCGCATCTTCAACGCCAGATGCGGCATTACTTGCAGAATCTTTTACCGTTTCCGCATTTCTTCTTGCACCAGAATTGATATTGTCAAAACTTGCCGCATAAGCGCTTGCTGTATTGTTTGCACTTTGGGTCATTCGTTCTTTTGCGTTTTCCGCTGCACTACTCATTTGGCCTGTGCTACCCTGTACGCTTTGTGCCGTAGCCGAATAGCTGGAACTGATTGTTGCAGCGGAATCTGTAGCAGACGTTGCTATATTACTGTTTGCGCTTGTTACTGTTCCGGCAGTCTGATTTGCAGAATCTCTTACCTGCGCCATAGAAGTATCAACCTGATTTGTAGAGCTTGTTACAGAATCAGCCATATCAAAGTTCCCGCTTTTGATATCCACAAGTTTTTGGGTGTAGGTATCAATCGCAGAATTGGCATTTGTAAGGGCTTCTTGCTGCGCCTGAACGTCACTTGTTGCGGTTTCGTAGGCTTCGTTCGCTTTGCTCAAAGAATCGGACAAAGCGTTATATTGCGCATCGAGACCCAAATCAGCCAGCATTTCACCCCATGTGGAAAGACCGTCACGATAATTGCTAAGTGCCGTTGTTGCTGTATCGACTGCTTCCTTGCTCGCAGCAAGGCGGTCATTGGCGGCTGCAAGGTCTTGTTCCGCCTGAATCTGCGCCTTATATGCACTTTCCAACAAATCTTGCGCTGCTGCTGCGTATGCGGCCTTTTCAAGGCTTTCGATAAGGGCGTTTACATCGTCACGAGTTTCAAGCACCTTTGTTCCGGTTTCGTCCATGTGCAGCTGCAACCCTTCCAGGCCCATGCCATTAAGGTATTCTACCTGGGACTGGAGCTGCTGCACTTCAAACGCGGATTTGTTCGACTTTTCGCTTAAATCGAAAATCGAATCGACAAGGGTTTGAACGCCTGCATACTTTGTTCCGACATCAGAAAAGCTTTGAATTTTTTCGTTAAGCTCCTGCTGGTTATCCGTTGCCCGCTGAATGCTTGCGGTGGACTGGTCGATCATGTAATTCAAGGTCTGGCAGAACTGGCTTTCGTTTGCCATTTCCTGCCCGGCTTCCTGCATTGCGTTCCTGTATCCCAAAAACGCACCGGCTGCCGTTCCCACAGCTGCAATCACTACACCAACTGGGCCAAGCACAATGCCGCCGATCGTCCCAAACAGGGCAAATGCAGCCACACAGTTTGTTGCGGCGGTTTTCAAATCCATTGCCCCTTGCCCGAATTTTTTCATTGCATCATAAGCAGTGACAAAGGTTCCGACCGCCACAGCAACGGCAGTAGCTACTTTCGCCCATACCGGGAGTGCGCTTCTAAACGATTGAAGCCCCAAGGAAAAAGACCTCAAAAAACCAACCCCGTACTCCAGCGATGAAACAAAAACTCCCGCAGCTTTTTTCAATGCTTCAAAGACAGCGCTTCCCGCAGCGGCTTTAGTAATAAAATCCTTGAACTTTTTCAGGAATTTGCTGACAGCTCCAACGGCAAAAGCCGTTAATATAGCGGCGCCAATACCTTTTATAAGTGGCATAAACGGTTCAAGCACTTTTTTGATGTTCTCAAAAGCCTTTTGTAGCTTTTCAACCCATTTCGTAACCTTGCTGTTTGCAAGGTTGGCAAACATGTCATAGCTCGGAAGGCCAATGTCACCTAATCCGCTTCCGCCTCCGCCACTACCGCCACCACCGCCGGATGACTGGTCTGGTGCTTTATTGAGTTCATCGAATCCGCCGATCAGGTCATGCACAGCTTTCGCCGCAGAACTTGCGCTCCCACCGACATCATCAAGCCCGCTGCTAACTCCCTGTGCAGCACTTACGCCGGAACTCTGAAAATCGCCCCACTGAATCGTATGCCCAAAAAGTGACGCAATCGCGCTGATTGCCATTCTGACAACCTGAATAAAAGCAATCAGGGGCGGAAGAATCGCATTGATTGCGGGGATGAGCACCGCGCCCAGGCTTCTGCCGAGCAAGTCAATTTGTGCTTTCAAAATGCGCATCTGGTTTGCAGGCGAATTCAATGTGCGGCCCATATCGGTCTGCGCATTTGTTGTCTGCTTCATGATAGCAATATAGCGCAGCTGTGCCTTATCCGCCTGAGACAAACTGTTAATGCTTTTATTGATTCCCAAATTGTACAATTCTTGTTGCAATCTGGCGTTGGAAATATCAACGCCTAACCGGCGGATAGGTTCAAGCTCACCGGAAATGGCAGCTTGCAATTTCTGGAACGAATCTTCTGTACTCAGATTGAAGAAGGAAGCCATATCATAGCCAAGCTGTGTGAGGTTCTGGCTAAGAATATAGGCTTTATCAGATGCCATGCCAAAGCTGGTTGTAAGGTTCTGGAAAACAGCCATATACCGCATGGCTTCACCGCCGTCAATGCCAAGCAGGTTTTCCATCTTTTGCGCAAATCTGCCGCCGCTACCAGCCGCATTGCCCATCGCCACAGCAAACAGGTTAATATTTTCTACGTACTCGCTGTAGTTGGTTATGGCACTTTCTAAAAGTGTGTTAGCCTTTTGAATAATTGCTATCACAAAGGCCTGTGAAAACAGATTTTTCAGAGAAGAGCCAAGCGCTTCCGTCTGTACAGTCATATTATTGGAAACGCCTGTTGCCTTTTTCATTGCATCAGAAACTTTGTTTATTCCCGATACAGCGGAGCTTAAATTGCTCATATTGGACAGCTTTTCATTCAGTTTTTCCAAACTGTCAATAACAGTCTTTAAGCTACCTGTTGAAGAAAGAGACTCTATCGCCTTCCCCAACTTTTTGATATTAGTTGTGGCAGCTCCTGAATTGGCCTCAATCTCGATTGTAAGTTTATCAATCTGTACGTCAGCCATTGCTTCCACCACCCATCAAATTGAATTTTTCAAAGAAACGTCTCTCCGCTTCTTCTGCATCCCTTATCTTTCTTGCAATCTGTTCTTCTTCCGTCAGCGCATACGGCTCTTTCGGATACTGCATCGGTTTGCGCCCTTTCGGGATAAACGCATTTCCGATCGTGGCGGATATGGCATCGGCAATATACTTGCCCTGTATCCACGCCTTATAATTCCATTCCTCAAGCTGTTTTTTATGCGCTTCCCGGTATTCTCTGGCAAGTCTTGGATAACCATTCCAATACTCGTCAGCGCTCATGCCGAGTAATAAATAATAAGGTGCTAGTTCTTCAAAAATCTGGCCCCATGTTTTTTGATCTTCGGGGAGATCGTCGGTTAAGCAATCTCCCAAGTCACCTTTTTTCCATCATCTGCAAGGCTGTTCATTGCATCGCCGTAAATATCGGCCAGTGCGGCAAGAACATTATTCTTGCTTTCAATGTCCATATGGTTCCAGATGTCGTCAATCACTTTGCGCTTAACGCCCTTGCACTTTGCCAGAAAAGCACCGGCAAACATCTTATCGCCCTGAACGGTGGGCTGATGTGCCAACATCTGGATGTCAAATCCGGTGTTCTCCATCTGCTTGATAGTCTCGCGGGTATAGGTAAGCTCGTAGCTTTTGCCTTCAAAAGTCACTTTGATATTGTCCATTTGCATTTTCCTCCTCAAGAAGTAGCAACAGTAATGCTTTCGGTGAATTCAAGGTCAGAATCGTTGGTAATGACGATATTGAACTGAATTGCATCATCAACACCTTTTCCGGGTACAGAAACACTGTGCTGACCATGCCATACCCAGCCCCAGCCATTACGGCTGCGCACCGCATAATAGGCCGGTGTATTCGCCGTGTCCTGTACTGCTTTCAGGTTGCCCGCATCGGTGTCAACAAACGCCGGGAAGGCACGCGCAGAGGATTTCGGCAGCGCAGGGATGTTAGCCTGCATGGTGTGCATCAGTGTGGTAACGTCAATGGTATCCGGGTCTTCGATCAGGTCAGGATATTCCTGAATCCAGCACAGCTCTTTCAGGGTGGTCTTGGAATCACCGCGAAGCAGCTGTACGCCTTGGGTACTGATAGCTACATGTTCATTTGCCATGTTTTCAACTCCTTATCATGTCCGGGTCAAAACCCCGTCTTCGGTCATTCGCGCACGGTACGTTGTTTCCGTCCGGTACGCACTGTTTTGATACAGGTATCCGCTTGTAATGTTACTTTGCCGAGTAAAATTCAAACTGTTGGCTATCTCGTCAATGCACATTTGTATTTTCCGGGCCTGGCTTGTTTTTGTGTTCCCGGTTGTGTAAACGCGCACGCGGAGCCGCACATTCACAAATCTGATTCTGCCGCTGTTGTCATAGTCTGTCGGCAAATCATCTTGTTCGATTTGAACACACGGGAAACTGGGCGGCTGGTCAGTAATCACGCTGCTTACCTTGATTCCCGGAAATTTTGTTTCCAGCTTTTGTGCAAAGCTTTCAAAAATTTGTGGCTGAAAATCTTCCACTAGCGCATTACCTCCTCCCACACGGTTTTTACACTTGCAGCCATCTGGGCCGCGCTCTCCCACATGGCACATGCGGGCGGGTTGCCACTTGTCCGCCAAACATCCGGCTTTTGTTCGCCCAATCGGTTGTATACAGGCTGTGCAGTGGGGCCGGGAACGCCCTTGTAAACCCATCCGTTGGGTTTTGTACCCTGCCCCCTGCCGTATGTTCCGTGCGCATACATCCCGCTTGGATGCTCCGCAAACGCAACGCCGGTGCCAAATTCAATAAAGGCAACGGCTTGCCCGGTGGCGTAAACAGTAGCCTTTTTGCCATCCGGCTCCACACCAACCGCAATATCGCTCATGTCACCGTCATAAACAGCGGCGGTAAAACGCAGTTTTGCCACCTCTGCTCCCGTGTCGGAAAGCTTTTTTACAAACTGTTCAATGCGGGTTTCCAGCGTTTTGCGCCACTCGTCATATTCTTTCTGCGCCTGCTTTATGCCGGTATCGCTTAAATTCAGCTTGATTTTCATGGCACGATTTCTTTCAGCGCATACAATACGCCGTTTATGGTATCTGCTTTTTTGGTCACAACATAATCCGGGCTTTCACTTGCATCGCGGTTAATCCAAACCAGCGTTCCTTCATGCAGCGGGCAATTCACATTTGCGGTGCATGCTGTTCGGCTGTAATCTGTAAACCCGCCAAAAGCGGCGGCTTCCATTGCGCCAACAGCTCCGCTCACACTGATTCGCAACTGCTCCGGAGGCTCCATAACGGGCCGTTCTTCGCCGGTTCGGTTTCCGTACTCATCTTTCACGGCGGCAAATCCGCTGCTGTTCTGATACCATATCGTCTTTTGATTGGCTTTCAGGTCGCGCATCAGCTGCCAACCTTTCCAATCGGAACAATTTCTTCCAACAACTGCTGCGGCACATCTTCGCTGCCCCATGTGCGGCTGATTCCGCTTTCACTGTGGCTGGTTTCGTATTCCGCGCCAAGTTTGTTGTACATTGCCAGAGCAATGCGGAACTGCAAATCGCGGTATCGCTCTTCTAGCTCACCACCGCCAAAAGGAAAACGGCGGGCCAGTATCACGGATTCTGCGCTGTCCAGCAAATCCGCTAACAGGTCAAGGTCGTTTTCGCCTGTCCGTTTTTGCAATCGCTCAAAGATTTCCATACTGTCACCCGCTGTCATTTAGGCTTTCGGCTTTCTGCCCCGTCTGTGTTCCACCACAGGGGGTGTTTCCGCATTTTCGGTTATTACTTTCCCGTATTTTGCCATTTCGGCACTGTCCTGGTCGGCAATCTTCACCTTTTTCCCGGTCACGCAAAGCTCACCACCGTAAAACACTGCATAATCGGGAATCAGCCAGGTCATGCGGTCACCTTCATAACGGCAACTTCGTCCATCCGCTCAAAGCTGGGCAGCACGATCTCGGAAGCGTAGGTGTTTACGTTGACCGGATGCACGGTGGTTTCAACGGTAATGGCAACGCCGGTGTTCACAATGGCAACATCTGCCTTGCCGGAACCTGCCAGGTCGGCTTCCTCCGGGGTGGTGCCGTAAGCGGTCTTGCCCAGTGCACCTTCGGGGATAAAGCTCACATAGCCGTCCGGAACAAACTTGTGGCTTGCGCCGCTCTCATCGGCATACAGCTTGTCGTAAATCACGATCTGAATGCCGGTAGTGGATGCGATCACATCTTTGGCTTCATCGTTGGTCAGGTAGCCCATACTGCGGCCAGTTACGGTCAGCCAGCGATTCTTTACGGCATCGGTGGCTTTCATCAGGTTGAACGTGGTTGTGTTCATCACCATGTAAGCCAGGGTTACACCGTAATTGCTTGCCATCTTGTCCTTGATGGTCTGAATCTGCTTGAACGGGTCTGCGGTGGAAGTGGCAGTCCACATGTCAGTGGTGGTCAGGGCGGTGTAATTGGTGCCCTTCCACTTGCTGTCAGGGTCATAGTTGTAGGTGTAGTTTACGCCATTGGCCTTGATGGTAATACCCATTGCGCCGCCCTCCGGGAACAGCAGCTGCATGCGCATGCGTTCCGGCACAACGTCAGCACCGGCAATCAAATCCTGCTGGTCATCGTAAATGCGGTTGATGACATCCGCCGCATAGGGGTCATTGCTGCTCTGGGCACGCAGAATCTCCTGGCGGTCTTTTTCCTTGATCTTGTAGCCCTCGCGGAAAAACGGCATCTCGGTTTCCAGCTTGCTCACGCCGATGCGGTCACGGAAAGTGGCCTTTGCATCAAAAGCAGAGGGTTTCAGGGAAACAGGCAGGCCCTTGTGGCCCTTAATCCATGCCAGGTCAAGGCCAGCACGCTTTACAGAGGGGAACAAACCGCTGCCCAGGTACGGGATTGCGTTGGAAGCAGCTTCGGTATAGTTTGCCGCAATGATTTCAGGTGTAAAAAGTTCAGTAAGGTTCATGTTTTAACCTCCGTTATGCGTTCACGCCGGTATTGGTGCGCAGGATAATGGTATCCGGCAGGTCAGATTCTGCAGCAAGGTCGATACCGCTGTGTGCCTTTGCCTTTACGGCATCAATCACGCCCGCAACTAGCAGGCTGCCGTTGGGGTTTTCATCCGGGTCAACGTCATACAGCACAACGCCAACGCGGCTGTCAACTGTCAGTTTTTCACCAGCCTTTTTTGCGGTGGTTGTGGTAAACGGGATTGCGGTAAAATCATTGCTGGCCAGAATCTCAACTGCACCGGCAACATCCGTTTTCTTGAATTTCATGCTTTCACTCCTTACTTGTAATAATCCATGACTTTTGCGGCCGCCTCATTGGCCTGTGCTTTTGCCTTGCCGCTGCGCTTGGCAAATGCCATGTATTCGCTTTCTTCTTCGGTGCTTATACCAGCGCCGCTGGGTCTGGGGCTGTTGCGCATAAGGTCTGCTTTCAGCTTGTCTGCAAGCACCTGATTGGCCTTTGCAGCATTGGCAAACACCGTTTCCATGTCGCCATCAAAAAGGGCTTCTGCCGTACTTTTTGCAAGTTTTTCATCGTAGCCAAGCGCAATATACTTGGCAACGTTTTTAGAAATGGTGTTTTCTTTCAGCAGTGCGTTATAATCGTTCTGCAACTTTTCCTGTGCGGCTTTGGCTTCTGCAGCAGCGGTTTCTTCGGCAGTCATTTTTTCTTTCAACTGCTTTTTGTAACTGCTGGCTTCGCTCATCACCTTGTCAAAATCTTCTTTTTTTACAAGGTTCTTTGTATCCACCGGGTCAGGCAGGTCAACGCCAAGCAGCGCTGTCACCTTGTCTGCATCGCTCATGTTTTCAAAGCCGTCAATGGTGCTGGTGTCAAATTTCATTGGTGCCTCCGCGTTATTTTGTCGGCGTTCTCTCGCCCGTATTTGTGCGTTTTAGCGTCTTCTCTGACCTTTGCGTTTTAGCGTCTTCTCTGACGATCAAACAGGTGTCAGCCAACACCTGCATTTTCTGTGGGGTTTATCGGGGATATTATCAATCGGGTAAATCTTTCCGTTGCGTTCCCGGCAAACCCGGCACACTTTTTCATCCCCGGCAGTGTGCCACTGCACCTGTTCTACTCCGGCATCTGTAAATGCCTTGATTCTTGCAGAATCGGTTACGTCATCGGCGTATTGGTACGTCATATCGCTCCAATACCGCACTGCACGCCGGAATTCGTTCTGATGGTTTGTCCGGCTCAAAAGCCCCTCTTCCAGGTAGGCCCGCTTTCGGTCAATCTCGTGTTCGTACACATAGCCGGTAACGGCGCTGTATCCGGCAAGCAAGGCAAGCAGCCATGCCCTGTCGGGTTTTTCTTTGCCGTGAACTTCGGCATCCTGGTAGCATTTTTTTGCCAGTTCTAAAAAGACTTCCTGATTGTCTTTGGCAATATCCTGGTATAGCTGCTTGCAGGCGGGCATAACGTTCAATTCATCAAACTGCGTTATTTGCCGGGATGCTTTTTCAAACCTGCGTATCGCCCTGCGGTTCAGCAGCCTGATTGCGCTGTCCGTTGGTTTCCAGTCCATTGTCAAGCTCCTCATTCAGGCTTTTTTCAAGCTCTGCCTGTTTTTCCTCGTAATATTTCATGCCCTCCTGCAAGGCCATTTCATTGTCACGGAACGGGCCAAGTTCGCGGTATACCGTTTCCGGCGCGATCTTTTCACAGCCCAGGCCCTGAATAAATACCTGCATCTTGCTCTGGATGTCAGTCAGGTTGTTGCGGGTAAACTGTGCGTACACATCCCCTACATTCAGGCCAAGATTATTTGTTGTGTTGCAAATGGTCAGGAACACACGCAAGAACTGCCGTTCACTGCGCCGGAACATATCTTCACTGTCCTGGGCGCGGCTTTCTGCGTCTTTCCAGCCATCGCGCATAATGGTTGCCTGCCCGGTATCGCTGGTGGAAGAACCGCCGTTGCGGTTCGGCATGCCACAGATGGTCAAAATCTTATCATGCAAATCATCCACAGCGGTCTGCACAGTAGAACTGTTCATCTCGCTGCTGATGCGATAGATTTTTGCAGGCATCCCCTGCTGAGAATCTTTGATTTTGATAAACTTACCGCCGCTGGCAAGCTGGCTGTACTGGCCGTCTTCCAAATCAACGTTTTGGAATACGTCATACGCATTTACAAAATCCTGCACGTTATCCACGCGGTTGCTTTCCAGCGTGTTAATACCATTCAGAAGCGGCAGCACTACTTCAAACGCGCCCATTCTGGCACTGTTGTTGGGGTATTCCACAATCGGCACACTGCCGTACAAATGCCCAGCCTGCCGGGTGATTTTCCCGCTTTTGATTTCAAAATATTCGCTGTCAGTGTAAACACCGTAATACTTGGCATCGTTTTCATCGTACTGTGTCAGCACACCTGCCATTGGTTTTTTGGTATAGCCGCTGTAGTAGATGACGAACGCTTCACGCGGGTCAAGGGTATAAATGCAGGCAGGGCTTCCCGCCTGTTCCGTGCCGGGGTCAGACAGAACCATCCGCACGCCAATCCCCGCAATGTGCATCCAGTCAACGATTTCTTTGTCCTTGCTCTGTTTGTCCTCATCTGACATCCAGCGGTTCAAATCAACCAGTTTGTTGTTGTCCGTCTTGCTGCCTTTTGCACCGATATACTGCACAGGGCCGGAAAGTAGAAATGCTGTTTTGAACGTCACAATCTCATTTGCGATGTTCACCGTGATTTTGTTGTTGATTTCCTCACGGACGATTTTTTCTTTTTTTCGGATATCCTGCTTGCCCCGGTAAACATCCCACAAATACTGGATTTCTCCCCGGTTCCTGTCGTGGGTGGCAAGGGCAGTATTCAGCACCTTTACAACGTTATCCGCTGTAATTTTCTGCTCGTTTGTGGTGATGACCCGTCTGCCGTGCAAACCCTCATCCGGCAGGATGTCAACAAGATATCTTTCCAAGCTGTTCTCCTTTGCACAAAAACAAAAAGTGCCAGCCAAACCAATTAAGGCTCAGCTGGCACTTGGCACAGGGCACTTGGCACTTTATTTTTTCAGCGGCAAATGGATTTCAATGTTCCGCTTGCACGCTTTGCAATAGGGATAAATCGTTCCCTTTGCTGCTGTATCAACTTCCATCAGCTTCCGCTTGATTCCTGCCGCACCGCAGCACGGGCAGTAAACACTTACTCGCAATTTATCCCTTCTTTCAAAAATAACCCCGTTCCCGCCCTCCCGGTTTATGCTATGCCGGGCTCACCCGTTGCAAAGTAGCAGGCTTTGCAACGTAACAGGCGGCATCCAGTGCTATGCGCGTGATGGTACGCCTGTTTTTGATTCCCTCTATTTATATCCCGCGTAGGAAATCACAACGCGGCATCCAACCCGTTTTATATCCCGTCTGCTGGTTTACGGTTTCTGCTTTGATGTTATGGGTTTCGGCGATGCGTAACTGCATCAGTAACAGAGTCCGCACAAGCAGATGCCGGGCAGACTTTTTCAGGCTCTCGAAGTCCCGTTGCGGTCTGCCACCGCGCCGCGCTCCTGATCGGCTTGCCGCTTTGCTTACAGCGTTCAGGTTCTATCGCGTTTCCTGCGCCGGGCTTTCACCGGTGGGAATGACCCAGCAATAGCAGTCAGCAGGTCTCGAACCTGCAACGGCACCCACAGGCGCTGCTTTTCCAACGTTATTAAGCTATGACTGCGTATAAGCAAATTGCCGTCAAGTTAAAATTGCACGTTTCACGGTTGTATTTTTTTAACTCGCGCGAAACTTAAACCTAAACCGCAACTTACCGGCGTAAATGTCGGGAACATATCATCAAAAGCCCTGCATGGGACACATCAAAGAGAGGTGTGTAGGGATTGCCTAACAGGGAACTTCAGCTCTGGGCTGAATCTTTTACCCGTATCTTCGGCATTGGAGCTGCCAACTGGACTTGAACCAGTAGCCTGCCGCTTACAAGGCGGCTGCTCTACCATTGAGCTATAACAGCATGTGCGGTTCCTGCTTTTCACAGGCTTTGTCATCGTTTGTGGGGGAAGCCGCACCGCCCACACAGCAAGGAGCGACCTTGCATCTGGTTCCGTATGGTGGCCTTGCACCCTCCGCCGCGCCGTTGCTTCGGAACGCAGCGCCCTTATATGGCTATACGGTATATATCGCCTGCCAAGCGCTTGACATCCTGGCAGGCGCAGCGGACAAGGTAAGCCCTGTCAGGCTCTATGTGGCTGATAACGGCCCATATAGTGCCGGTTGTGCGCCGCAGAGCGCACTCTGGTGCCGCCAGCAGGGGTTGAACCTGCAAGCACCCGGTTATGAGCCAGGAGTTTTGCCATTAAACTATAGCGACACAATAGCTGGCATTTCAGCCAGCGGGAGAACCATATTTAGGGCGGCGCATATGCAAGACGCTGGTTCCGTACCCTAGGAGGTATGAACAAAATGTTCATAAGAAAAGAGCTAAACTATAAAGCCTTTCCATTTACTATTATACTATAAAATTCACATTTTTCAAGCACATTAACGTTGTTTTTTTACCAAATTCTTGTCCCAATTTCAACTTTGCCCGCATTTAGGCCTTGAGCGTATTGTGCAAGCATGGCAAATGCGTCCGGCACGTCATCATGTCTGTTTTTTCCTGCCATTGTGTACCCTGTTAAAAACGACAAAACACGCCTGTATTCCTTGTTATTCTTGATAACGGAATTATCTTTGAACAGGCAGTGTTCCATAACCCAGGGGGAATTTACAATGATTTTGGTTTCCTTGTTTGCGGTTGTGTATCTGGTCACAATCCTGGTTATTCCGCCGTGCGCCTTTACTTCCTGCTGGCATTTTTCTGCCACTTTGCCGCCTGCGCTGTTGCTTTCAAACTGGGCCAGCTGAACCTTGTGTTTCACAAGAACCATCCAGAGCCGCGTTTCCACCACGTCCGGTGCGCCGTTATCGCAAACACATTCCTCAATGTAAAAATCATCCCCGTATTTGTATGCAACGGGCAGAACCGCATAGTCAGAACCTTTTTCTTTGGTATCGCATACTGCAATAATGGCTTCCGGCGCTTTATCCGGCAACTCAAAGTAGCGGCGCAGCTGATCTTCTGGGTACAGCTGCCCTTCCCGTTCAATCGGGCTTGTCATAAACAATGCGCGCCAGCTGGCATCATCCATTGATTCCCGCATGTCAATATAAAACTTGGTGCTGAACCCTACCCCGTTGGCATAATCAAAATTGCTTTTTTCTTCCTCGTTCAGGGCAGGCATGTGCAAAAATTCAGCCCTGGGGTTGTTTTCGTTGTTACGTTCCAGCCTGTCCATCGGGTCATGCAAACTCCAGGGTGTGGCAATGTGCAGTTCCCGGCATTCACCAATTTTGCGCTGCCGCAAATCCGTTGTGTATAGCTGCCACAGCTTATCCATGCGTTCCAGGCTCATGGCTTCCTCAATGCCGCTTACAAGGTCATCGCAGTATAACAGCTTTTGCGCACGCACCTTGCCCGCATTGCCGCTGCCGATAGAAGAAAATTCCAGTGTGGCAAAGCGCTTTGGCTTGTACATGTCTATCATCATGTCCTGCGCATTCGTTCTGGCAATGCACACACCGGGGAACACGTCTCGCCACAAATATTCCCCGCCTTTTGCCATAATTCGCAGGCATTCATCGTACACGCCGCGCAGAAATGCGTTGCTGTGGCTGCCACCTAAAATCGGCATGTCGGGGTTCCGTCCGGCAAGCCATGTCAAATAAAAAATGGCAGTGGTACTTTTCCCGGTGCCGGGCGGCATCATGATTCCTGCAATGTCCAGTTCCCCGTCTTCCAGTTTTTGCAGGGTGTTTACCATCCGAATCAGCTGCTTTCGGCGCGGCATATAAAACCGGCTTTTGGGGTCACGGTCAAGTTCAATGTACTGGCAAAAGGAATCAAAGTTATACGGCGCATTGAACAGCAGCAGATTCCGGTTCAGCTCAATCAGGTCATTGCAGCGCGGCAGCGTACCCAGCTTATTATGCAAATCCACACTCAGCTTGTGCGCCTGCTTGAAGTTTTCTTTTTCCAGTTCCCGGATCGCAGCAAACGCATAAACTGCTCCGTCCGCTGTCTTGGCTCGCATTGTGCTCTCTTTTGCAATTTCAGAAATTTTCAAAATAAAAAAGCGCCCTCCCTCAAATTTGAGAAAAGGCACTTGGCACAGGGCACTTGGCACTATTTTTATTATTATAGCATTGTTTCCCGTTGCAGACAAACTGTTTATCGTTGATTTTCGGCCTTTTTTGTTTTTTGAAATTTTTGCGGTTTTATTGTGATTCGTTTCTATAGCTCAGAGACGGAAAGGACTTTAGCGTGAAGACCTTCACGCTTGCCGGTTATTTCTTGTCCTTTTTGTATTCGGTCATTGCGTCTTCCAGGCGCTGTTCCCAACCGGCGTTATCGTCTAAAAATTTATTATAAAGAATTTCTTCGGCTTCTTTTCTGGCAGCGGCTGCATCTTTTAGATTGGTGAAGAAGCCAAGGTGAATGAGTTTGTGCTTAAAGCTAATATATGCTTTGTAGGTTCCTTTTTGGGTAAGTGCAACACCGTTTACCCCAGTTTTAGAGTTTTTATTTACTGTTCCATTTACGCGCGAACGAATTTTTGCCAAGTCGGTTCCATCTACGTTTACGACTTTTCTGGTTATTTCCAATAGTTCTTTTTTGTCTCGTTCGCAATGACCACAGAATTGTAAATTTTTTATGCTTGACAACCGCGTTGTGAATTCGCGTCCACACTTGGGACAAATTGCAATACATCTGGTACAGGTGCCGCTTTTTTCTTTATCAACAATTTTTTTATAAAAAACCCGTTGATTGTTTTCCCTTCATACTTTTCTTTTGAATTTTTAGTGTTTGCTTCTAATTTAGTAAGCGCTGATCTTGCATGCCCGCATTTTTTGCATGATTTACTTTTCCCGCTAATAAGTGAGTGCCCGGAAACATCAGAAACAGTTCCGCAAGAACAACGGCATTCAAGATATCCTTTTTTCGCTTTTGCCGGGTCCTTAGAACGGCCAATTACGGTCCACTGATCAAAAACAGTGTTGGGTGCAATTTCTAATTTTTGAGGCATTGTGGTTTACCTTTTTATTCTTGAAAAGCTTTGATTTCATCGTCGGCGCTACGATCCTGGCTATCGTAAACGCTCGGCAATTTAGGGGCATTGGGGTTAGGAATTTCTTCTTCGGGGGTTGTTTCCGGTTCTGTTTTGCCAATGCCGATGGCTACAAGTTCCAGAGGAGCTTCCAGAGCATCGGCAAGCTTACGCAGAACATCAATGCGCGGGATAGACTGGTTGTTCTCAATGCGGAAAATTGTGTTTTTGCTGACGCCGCTTTTTTCCGCTAGTTTTTGTAGAGAGATACCCTCCAGATTGCGGACAACCTTGAGCATATTGCCCTCTCTCCAGCAAGTACCGATTGTCGCACGGGCCAGAAGCTCGAATTCATGCAGATTTGCGATTCTGGTTTTGGCAATCGGGTATTTACCGCTGGCGGCAACAATAGCAGTCATTACATCCAGAACGGCTTTGCCTTGAGGATAGAGTTTAGAGGGCATTTTAACCACACGCTCATTAGCAAGGGTATGAAATTTTTCCATGCCGGAAAGGATTGTTTTGCTTTGCATAGCGCTAATGTGATTGAGGTAGTAATCCGATACACAGGGTTCTTGATACTCGATTGTAACATCATCAAGAATTTTGCAGCACGCGATGAAATAACCCCACAAGCTGGACATTTTTTCCTGTTCTGTATTACCCATAGGTTTGATTTCCATGTTTATTCCCCCTGATTTACTTTTTAGATTGACTTTATTGTACACATTTATGGGTACGAATACAATAGGCAGATTGCACAAAGTTATACCCAAAAATGTGTACGCGGTTATTATTTGGTTGACGAGATTGATTTTTGTTGAATTGCCGGCATGTGGGGTGTATACTTTGGAGGTTTTGAAGATCTTAAACCTTTGAAGAGACTTTTTGATTTTTTGGGGTTTTGAATTCGGGAATTGGGGGGAAGGGGACTTTTTTATTTTTTCGGGATTGGAGGGACTAACCCCGCGCCCTTCGACCTGCTAAAATCCCCCTCCGGTATACCCCCGCAGATCATGTACAAAAAATGCCGGGCAGAACGGAACACCCTGCCCGAAGACAATAAAAAAGCGCCCAGACCATACGGCCCAGGCGCTCCGCTATATATTGCTTAAAAATGGCGCATCACGCCAAAAATAATGATAAACGGGGAAGCTAGCAAGAACAATACAACCAGCATATAAAACACCCCCTGCAACTATATTTTACGATCTATCCCGCGCTATTGCAATAGCTCCGGGCAAATAATCAGCCTTCGGCCCCGCTGCGCTCCCCTGTAAACGGGTTTACACTGTTTTTGTCCTGCTCCGCTGCATAGACAATATAATAATATTTCATCCTGCTTTTGCCTCCTGTCTGCTGTTTTCCTGCCCTCTCTCGTGGGGCTGGCGGGTTTCACTTTTTTGCGCCCGGGGCGCGGGATCAGAACGCGGCGTCAATCAGCCGTTTTGCAGCTTGTGCAAGTGCTCTTGCTTGTGTGTCAAGCCATTCTTCCCGGTTGTTTGGGCGGCGCTCTCCGTTGCGGGTGCGCTTAAGCTCGGACGGGCTGCAAAGCCGCTTTGCAATGTCGCTGTTATAGATCAGCGCCGAGCCGCCCCAGCTGTACTCTCCCCAGGTGCTTGCACCGTTCAACAGCCATTCTTCCAGCTCCGCGCGGCTGGCTGCTTCCCGGCCCTCGGATTCTGCCCGCTCCTGGTAGTTATCCAGCAGGCTAACCGCGTAAGCGGTAACGCCCTTATTCCACGCGCTCCAGTCCTTCCGTGCTTCCAGCGCCGTCAAGATATCGCTATAACTTTTCATTTTAATACGCTCCTTTCAGCATTTAGAGGTATCGGTCAAGACGGTTTCGCCGTTGATCTTTACGGTGATTGTCTCGATGTTGGTGTTGCGGTCCTGGGTGCTGCGGTACTCGTAGCGGTCACCGTTCGGCCACTCGCGGACGTGGTAGGAGCTTGTCGAGTTATAGCCGTCGTCGTAGGAAAACGGCAGTGTCACGCGCTCCTCGCACCATTCTAAAACTTGTTTCCTTGTCATTGCTTGTTACTCCTTTTCTTTTTTGGTAGTGGGGCGGGGCTGCTTTACGGTGTAGCCCTGCTAGAGTGTCCGGCTTGCTGGTTATAGCTCGGTTACAAATACCTCTGTATCATCATCTGGCACAAGCTCCCCATCATCGTTATACTTGCACCGCGCGCCCTCTTCCCCGGTGCCCTCTGCCATGTCAATGCAATACTGTACATCTTGCACCGTGTAGGCATTCTTCTCCTCATCGTACGGGAGCGCGCCCGCGTTGAAATACTCTCCCGCCCAGTCCGGGCCATACCCGGTTCCGTTCCATGTCATGATGTTGATTTCCAACGTGCGCTTGCCGTCTGTGATTTTCATTTCTCTTACCTCCTGCCCTGTGGGCTGTTATCTTTTGATGTTTATATTATACGTCAACGTATATCCTATTGTCAATACGTTTACGTATAGATTGTATGACTGCACAATAAACGTATACGTGTTTTGTGCATTGTGTACACGTTGACGTTTTCTGCGCTGTGTGCTATATTATACGTACAATATATATAGGAGGTCGCATATTATGGCATCACCCGCGCAGATAAAAGCAAATATTAAATACAATAAAAGTAGGGATAGTATCACGATACGCCCCACAAAAGAGGACGGCGCGCAGATCCGCGATGATGCAGCCGCCGCCGGGCAGAGCATCCAAACTTATATCTTGCAGGCCTGCCAAGAGCGGCGGGAGCGCGATGCAAGCAAGTAACGCCACGCCAGATCACCCGCCGGGGCTTTGCATGCCCCATCTGGAACCCGGCGGGCAAAGTCGAACGAAAGTCGAATCGGTTTGAAAGTCGAATGAATTTCAGCGCTTCCGGCATCCCCGGCGGCGCTTTTTTATGTACTTTTGTGCTTTTTGGCTGCTACCAGAATTTAATACACGTTACAACGTCAATTTGATGTTCGCTAAATCATTATTTAGCGAAGTATGCACCCAAAAGGCGCATTTTGCCCAGCTTGGGCCGCCCTGGTGAGCATATCCGCCGGGCCGGAAGACGCTGCGGACAGGGTGCGCCAGTCTGCATCCTGCTGCCAAAGTCGAACGGGTTTGAAAGTCGAATCAAAGTCGAAACGCTCCCAAAGTCGAAGGGGTATCCCCTGCCGAAAAGTCGAATGATTTTGCGCGAAAAAATCTCTGGCAAAGTCGAATCGGGTTTGCATTATGTACTTTTGCTTCACGATTCTGGTATATACCCCGTGTTTTTGACCATTTCGCATGAAGATTTGTTTCACGTTGAAGGATACTTTTTAATGATGACCGCTTGCCGCTTCGTTTATCCCGCCTTATTTTTTCCCTTTGTCTTTGGTTTCCCCGCTTTTCTGGGTTTGCCCTTGCCTTTACCAGGCATTTCCGCGCTGATTTTAGGCTTTACTATGGCATTTAAGCGGATAGCGCGTTTCTTTGCGTGGTTATAGACATAATAAAAGAGCACCCGGCAGTTTGTTTACATGCTGCTAGATGCTCTGTTTTCGTTTATTCGGTTTCTTTTGCTTGTTTCTTTTCCCTGCGTGGCTTTGTTTGAACCGGTTCTATCAGTTGCTCCGGCTCTTTGACTTCCTTAAAGTCGTCTATCTCTACAAAGTCGGCACTGAATCTGTCTTCTATTTCCTTGCGGGTCATGTTTTCGCCTAGCGGGTCTTTTGTTGCGGTTATAATCTCTTGCTGATCCTGGAAGCCGTCAAAGTTTTTCTGCCAGAACAGCCCTGTTACCGGGTTGATTGCGCCATCCTGCATCAGCATTTCCCGGTACATGCCGCATACACGCTTTATTTCTCGCGCGAATTCCTGGTATTCCTTTTGCGAGCTGCGCCGTCTCCCGCTTTCCCAGTCGTTTACAGTGTTTTTATCTACTCCCATAGCAGCATACGCCGCCATGTTGCCCACTTTCATGTTATACTTGACACATAAATTAATATAGTCATAAAAGCGTTTTCTGAGGGCTGGCAGGTCGTTTGTGCTTATTTTGGGAAGCTGGGATATCACAAGCAAAAATTCAATGCGCCTTTGATTCCCTTCCGGCACATTATCAGGGTCATTATCAATCATGATCGGGCTGTTTCTTTTGGTTGCACTGCTTCCCATTGTCCTGTGCCTCCTTTATCCGGCTTATGGACGTTTTATCATATTGCGCCGTAAAACCCCTTGTTTTAGCTATGGGGATATAAGGCGTAGTAAGACTTGAACTGTAATGTTTACAATTTGTACAAGTATTAAATGGCGAGCTGTGATATAATACATCTATGAAATACAAAACAAATTGTAATGTGGTCTATTCTTGCAAATATCATGTGGTTTGGTGTCCAAAGTACAGGCGAAAGGTTCTAACCGATGGAGTAGACATTCGCTTGAAAGAGTTACTTCTTTCCTATGCTGCAAATATGAATGTAGACATTTTGGAAATGGAAATCATGCCTGACTATGTGCATTTGCTCATGGAAGTAGACCCTCAGTATGGAATTCATAAAGCGGTAAAAGCACTTAAAGGATATACTTCTAAAATTTTAAGAGATGAGTTTTCCACTTTAAGAACGAGGATGCCTGCTCTTTGGACGAATAGCTATTTTGTTTCCACTGTCGGTGGCGCACCTCTTGAAGCTGTCAAGCAGTATATCGAAAATCAAAAAACTTCTCAACGGCAAAAGGATAAAATGGGATGACATTTCAAAAAGGCGTAAAATTTAGAATCTACCCAAATCGGGAGCAACGTAATCTAATTGACCGTACTCTCGGTTGCAGCAGGCTCATTTACAACAAGGGCCTTGCTATGCGGGAAGACGCCTTCAAAAGCGGGGAGAAGTGTGGTTACAAACAAACTTCTGCTATGCTGACAGCGCTCAAGCAGGATGTGAACTACGCGTTTCTCAAAGAGGTGGATTCCATTGCTTTGCAGCAAGCGCTGCGAAACCTTGATACCGGATACACAAACTTTTTTGAGCATAGGGCTGCACATCCAAAATTTAAGAATAAGAAAAGCTCTAAGCAGTCGTATCGTACGCTTAACATTGGTAACGGTATCCGTATTTCTAATAAGCGTATTCGCTTACCAAAAATTGGTTGGGTAAAAGTTCATCAGTCTATGGAGATTGGTGCAATTCACAACGCAACAGTAGTGCGTACAACCACCGGCAAATATTTCGTAGTTCTTAATGTGGAATATGACCCTCAGCCTATGCCAAACAACGGTTGTGTAGTAGGCATTGATGTTGGACTCAAAGAATTCTATTCCGATAGTAACGGTACTGTGGTTAATAACCCCAAATACTTGGAGAAGAAAGCCAAAAAACTTGCTCGCGAACAACGGCGTTTGGCTCGCAAACAGAAAGGCTCACATAATCGTGAAAAGCAGCGCATAAGAGTCGCTGCCACCCACGAAAAGATAGCTAATCAACGAAACGATTTCCTTCAAAAACAGTCTACTATGCTGGTGCGTGAAAATCAAACTATCTGCATCGAAGACCTTAATGTAAAGGGAATGCTTCGCAATCATAAACTTGCAAGAGCTATTTCCAGTGTTTCGTGGTCGTCTTTCTTTAACATGCTGGAGTACAAAGCCTATTGGTTCGGTTGTACAGTAATTCGTGTACCTACATTCTATCCAAGCAGCCAAACATGCAGTTGCTGCGGTCATAAGAATGTGGCTGTTAAGAATCTCAGCATCCGAAAATGGGAATGCCCGTCTTGTCACACGGTTCATGACAGAGACAAGAACGCTGCCATTAACATTTTGCGTAAAGGGATTGAAAAGTCCGCTTAAACTAATACATACCGTACCGTGGGACACACGGGAAGTAACGCCTGTCTGACATCGTGTAAGACGCAACAACCTCGGTTGCTGCGCAGTGGTGGTTGATGCAGGAATCCCCTTGCTTTAGCTGTGGGGAGAATGTCAAAGAATATCTGGATGCTTTCATGCGCTTTCAGGGGCTTGCGGTTTGCGTTCAGAAAGTCGCTACCGTTTTCCTTTACCCATATCAGCTCATACCGGTACAAGTCTTTCCCAGCGCTTACAAGGGCCGCTGTAAATGGCATATCGCTGTGCAGTGCTATAACGCCATTGCTTTTGATTATGCGCCTGTATTGTGCCCATAGCGGCTCCAGCGGGATGATGACATCCCATTTATTCCGCGTTGTACCATAGGGCAGGTCGCATAAAATCATGTCTATACTGCCTTCTGGTATCCCCTTCAAGATGTCCATGCAGTCTGCGCAGTATAGTTTCATGTGTCCTCCATATAGCAAAAGTGCCAGTTGAACTTGAAGGTTCAGCTGGCACTTGGCAATTAAGCACTTGGCACGCTATTTCTTATTGATATTATAGCATATTATGCGCTAATATGCAAGTTTTTTTATTTGCCGGTGCTACCAAATCCTGCGTTGCCGCGTTCCCGCTCCGGCATCTTGCTGCACGGGTAAAAGTCGAAAGTTTCCACCTTGATAAACACGATTTGTGAAATTTTATCCCCAGAATTGACTTTATAATCCGTTTTTCCGTGATTATAGAGCTTTACGCAGATGCTCCCGGTATATCCTGCATCGATCACACCTTCGCTTGTCAGATCATGCTTAACATTCAGGCCGGATTTGCTTTTCAGAAACCCCGCATAGCCCTGCGGAATGTCAATGTGCACGCCGGTATCAATTGCAGCGCTCCCGTTCGCCGGAATCATCACATCAACAGGGCTTTTCAGGTCTGCACCTGCATCCCAGCCAAAATGTGCGTATTCCGGCATGTATGCGCCGTCATCCAGCATAACAGCAACCTGTTTGTACACAGTATTGCAGCTTTTGCAGCAGTTATTTTCCATTGTTTCCTCCTTTCAGTTGCTCAAACCCAGAATTGCGAACATAAAGCACGGAAAAACCATCCATGCCCAAATACCATTTCCTGTGATGCGCACCATATAGGCGATGAATGCCAAAGTCGCAGTCAGTGCAAGCGCGTTACCGATACTTTTCATATGTTCCTCCTCAAATTTTGTGTGCCAGAACCGCTTTTCCGTAAGTCGTGCCGTCTTTATCGGCAATCTTAAGAACGTTGTTAATACTCACTTTAGGCAGCTCCCTTTTGCTGTGTGCCGCCATCTGCGGGCTGCCATATCTTCCTTCTTTTCGGCATGCTTCACACTTCTTTTCGTTCTTTTTTCTGGTAAAAAGCCGCCCGCACCATTCGCATTTGACCAAAGATTGATTGCGGTGCTTTTCACGTTGGAGCGCATCAGCCGCTTTCCGATGCTTTTCCTTGCATTCCGGGCAAAGCCTGGTTTTTGCGCTTCCCTCAAATTCCTTTTTGCATTCAGTGCAAATCTTAACCATTTATTCGCCTCCGTGCGTGTGTTCCATGTAAATTACCGGTTCCCGGTCATCATCTTCATACTCCGCCGCATCTCTGCCAACGGACACGCCGATGGAATATGCTCCCGCAATCAAAATTGTGACAATCGCGGTGCCAATAATCGAAAAGAAAATGTTCGTTTTTGCTCCCTCCAAAGCCCTGAAATCTGTTTGCAGCACAGTGCAAACAGGTAGATCAGCAATGCGCCGATAAGCATCGCGCCCGGTGCTGCAACAAAGATCAGAGCAAGGCATTTGATTGTATAGATGCAGTTTGCGTCAAATGTTGTCATTTGCCATTCTCCTTTAATCAACTAGTCGCTGTTTTGTCATGGGGTCACCTCCGTGGGTTTGTAGAGCGGCAGTTCTGTCCATGCGAGGACTTTTGCGTCAGTTCCGTGCGTAGGCTCACCGCCCCATTGGCCATTGAAAAAATTGTCCACGATCCATCGTGCGGTACATGCAGTTGTAGTCACCATAACGGAAGTATTCGTAGTAGCACAGGTATTCTCCGTTTTCTTTAGGCGGGTCGTTCTGCGCATCGTGCCAAACGGTTGCTTTAGACTTCTCTATAGCGTACGGTTGCTTTAGACTTCTCTATAGCGTCTAGCTTTTCTAACGCATCGCGAATCACCTTTACGGCGTTCTGGTAGCAGTCGCATTCGTGGCAGTGACCCTTGTCGAAGTCATACACGCAATCACTGCAAAATCCGTATTTTATGGCGATGTTAAAGGCTTGTTCGTAAGCTTTGTTAGTCATTATGTGTCACCTCCGGGGGTTTGGGAGCGGCATCCAGTGGGTGACGGCGTCCAGAGCGTAATAATCGCCCACATTGATAAATTCCTCTGTGTAACGTAATATGCTGTTTGCATCGATCAGCCGCACTGGTTCTTTCGGCTGGCTTGCGCCAGGAATCGGGCAATAATTATTGTTCACTTCAATTTCCTCCTTACAACAGATAGTCAACCGCTTCTTTCCGGTTCATGAAAAAGTGGATTCCTGCTGCGCATTCTTCCCAGCGGTTTTCGCAAAAATCGTCAACGGATACCATTTCACCAACCTTGTACACAAAATCAGCATCTCTACCAGATACCGCTTCCGTATATTTTTCTTTTCCATCAATTGATGTAATTTCAATCACTTCTGCTTTGTCGCAACGGCATTTTCTCCGTGATGCGCTGCTTCTTCTTGCATATTCCGGGATTTTTAACTTTACGATTCTATCACTTTTGCATTTTTTCCACCCGGTAAACTCTCCTTCATCCGGGCATGCCATAGGCGTATATGGCACATTCTCGGCCCCGGACAGGCTGGCCCTGGACAGGTCGGCCCCGGACAGGTTGGCCCCGGACAGGTTGGCCCCGGACAGGTTGGCCCCGGACAGGTCGGCCCCGGACAGGTCGGCCCCGGACAGGTCGGCCCCGGACAGGTTGGCCCCGGACAGGTAGGCCCCGGACAGGTAGGCCCCGGACAGGTAGGCCCTGGACAGGTCGGCCCCGGACAGGTTGGCCCCGGACAGGTTGGCCCCGGACAGGTCGGCCCTTTTCCCGTGCTTTTCTCCGTTAATCCATGCTTTATGCAATTTCAAGATTTCGCTGATTTCTTCAGTCGTCATAATCCATATCCTCCCGTTTCTCTTTGTGTCTCGGTGCGCGGTTGATATATCGTTTCATCCAGCGCACATGCTTAATGCTTGTGCAGAATATCCTTTTCAGCCGCAGCCGGTCTTGAACGTAATTTTCTTTCACTCCCCGCATACGCTTAAATCCAGATTTTCTCATGCCAGTCCCTCAAACGTCAGCTGTGATTGTGATTCGCTAATATCCATATTTTCAGGCGTTTCAAAGCTCATAATTGCTCCCCCGTTTCAGCCACATCAATTCCGATGTTTTGCAGCGTAACCTGCGCCCATGTATCGGCCAGCTGGTCAACGCGGTAGCTGGAATACTTTTCCGTAACAGGGCCGCTCATGGCGTTCTGGATTTTAACCAGCGTTGACGGCTTCAGTCCCACCTGATAGCAGGCCAGCAGGCACAAATACAGTGATCTCAAGGCAATATCCTGCCGTTCTTTCATCACTTCCTCATGCACCCTTACGATTGATTCAGCCTCAAGCTTTGCAATATAAGCTTCCGCTTCTTTCTTGTAGCAGGCCGGAAGCTGTATTTTGGCTTTCATGTTATCTCCTCCTGTGGCCCGGCAGGCCGTGATTTCTCACATCCCGCCGAATTTTGTCTCCCCTGAGCACATCCGCTTCGTTCAGCGCTTGCGCCTGCATGCGCTGCTTGCTGATGTCATCCATCTTGGCACGATATGCAAGATACCTGCTGCAAGTGCTATGGCATAGCGCGTGGCGTTCCTGACAGTGCTCGCATGGGGCGGATAGCGTTCCGGTCATTTTTTATTCTCCGTTCCTGATGTAATTTCCCCATTGTTCGGCCATAGCATCCGCAACGCCGGGAAATGTTTTTGCACGGTTTTTAGCTCTGTCTGTAGTAAACATTCCCTTATGTTGTTCGCCATGTTTGTGGCTGTAGCTCCCGCTCGGACACCATGTGGCAACAGGCTCCACAACATTTGTCGATTCAAGCGGCGGCAGTCCTTTGAGCCACAAGCAGGTTTTCTTGGTGTAAGGATGGCCGAATTGATACGGCTGAATGGCCTGCGTGTACGGCGGAAGGCAGAACACTTTTGATGGGACAGGATTCTCAACGCATATAAGGGGTATGTCAGCCCACCAAAACCGCATAAACAAGTCCCTGCCTTGAATGCCGAGCATGACTCTATCGGACTGTAGCTCATGGCCTTTCCATAAGTGTCTTGCGCCAGCGTTCGACAAGTAAGTGCAAGGCGGGTGCGCAATCAGCAAATCCCATTTTCCAATATCGTGCGTTTTGCCGTCTATTGTTACGACTTGCCCCCCCCCTCAATAGCTTTCAGGGCATCGCCCAAGATGTGCCATTCCGGGTGTCCACCTGACGGCTCTTGAATATCGCAGCTATATGCTTCAAATCCTCTTTCCCGGAATGCCTTGCACACCGTCTGGGATTCTTCGCAGGCGATAAGAATTTTAGGAGGCATATTTTTCCTTTCCACATTCCGTTTTCCAGTCAAGTCAATCCTTTTCCCCATGTATCGTATTCCTCCGTAAAATCTTCTATGTAGATTTCTGTTCTCGGATTTTCTTTGTCGTAGTACACCCTTGTTCCATCTGTGGCCGCAACAATATTTCGGTTGTCGTCTGCAAGTATTTTGGAATCTACTAAAACATCCATAATGGCGCTTTCTAAATTCGTTTTGTCCACTTTTCTACGAGTAGGCATGTAAAACAACAGCTTGACGTTATAGCGCCCCGCCAGCGGGGTTTTCGGCTTTGGGGTAAGAAAGTATATGGCTTGCTCTTCATAGCGCTTATAGGCGCTGCTAGGGGCTATGAACGGCATTCCCGTTTTTCGATTCACCAAAATGCGTTGTGAGTTCTTTTTCGTGACCGGCGGCAGCGGGATGGTGTACTTGTAGATCACATGCCTTCCTCCCGTGCCTTTGCCCGGAATTCCGCTGCTTTCAGCTTCCATTGTGCTGCGTCATAAGCGCACTTCATCAACTTCTCGCCGTATTTTTCCATTTCCCGGTCAAGTTCAATCGTTTTTTCTGTGCAAGTCTGTGCAAGCTGCATGTACATTTCTCGGTTAGTCAATGTTTGTCACCTCACAAAATAAATGGAACGGCTTCACCCACGCAAAATCAAGCTGTCCGCAAGCGCCGTGCCTGTTCTTGACGATCTCAATCACGGTATCGCTTTCGCTTGGCGGGTCTTCTTCCCGCTGTTCTCGCAATTTGGTGTAGTGTTCCGGGTTAATGGCAAGAATCATGTCTGCATCGTGTTCAATGGTGGCGGAGCCGAACATGTCGGACATCTTGATAAGTCCCGTGTCGGCGGCTCTCGCGGCCTGTACAAGCTCAATGATGCAGATATGATATTTCATTGCCAGCTGCTTTAATCCCCGTGTAATGGCCGCTAATTCGTCATTGCGCTTTTCTTTGGCGTTCGGTGGTGCCACAAGTCCCAGATGGTCAATGACAACCACTTCCGGTTTTCGCTCCTTGATGGTCAGTTCAACGTCTGCAAGGCTGGTCAGGCTGGAATCATCCAGAATCAGCTTGTACCGCCTTTTCAGGATTTCTGCATCCTCTGCAATCTTGCTTTCTTCCTCTTCGGTCAGCGCATGATTTGTGATGCGGATGCTGTCAATCTGTTCCCATCGGGAAAAGATTGCTGTGTAAAGCTGTTCCCGGCTCATTTCCATTGACTGGTACAGCGTCAGGCAGGTTTGCGATATCTGCGCCGCCATTTGCAGAGCCAGTGTTGATTTGCCTTTGCCGGGCCGGGCGGCAATCACTGTTACGCCGCTTCGTACAAGTCCGCCGGTCAGCTTATCCAGCGTTCCAAAACCCGTTTGGATGTTGTCATTCGGTTTTTTCAGCCATTGCAGGAAGTCCTCTATGCCATCAGCAAAGTCCTTTGCGCTGCGCTGGCGCTGGTGCTCCATGATGTGCTGCTGCTTTTCCATCATGGCGGCAACCGCGCCGAACATTTCATCCGCGTCTGCATCCGATGCCACAAGTTCGCCCATCTTTGCAATCATCAGCCGCTTCCGGTATCCATCCAGGACACAGTTGATGTAGGTGTTAAATCCGCTCACCGATGGAACTGTCTGGGCGCATTCGTAAGCAATCGCCTTGATGTTTTCTTTGCAGCGTGATATTATCGATACTGCATCCGCCCGTTCCCCTCTGCGATCAAGCTCCTTGCAAAGCAGGAAGATATCACCCAGGTCTTTGATGCTGAACATCTGCGCTGTCAGGCTTTTGAACGCTTCGCTTTGCCGGTCAGGCTCTATCAGCATGATGCCAATAACGGCTTTTTCCGCAACAGCTGTATTCATTTGCCTGCCTCCTTCCACCCAATGAGCTTCGGAACAACGCCGTTAATCAGTTCCTCGCGTGTGTATTCCCGGTCATAGATGGGAATCAGGTTTTTAGACTTGCGGAGTTCAGCAGGCGGCTGCGCTGTTTCGTCTTCCCAACGTTTTTGGTTCAGCCAGGTGGCAGGATACGGAATATACTTTCCGCTATCTTTCTGCCACTGTTCTGTGGTCTTGAGATACTCAAGGCTTTTCAAGATTGCGGACAAGGTAGATTCGTCAGTAACAAGCTTCTCAAATTTCTTGCGTGCATCTGCCTTGCCTGTCTTCCTGGGATAGGCTGACCAGAAGGTGTCAAATTGAGGAGAAATCGCGTCACCCCCTTGGGGGGTATAGGGGGTATTCTTTACATTCTTTACATTCTTAGTATCTAAAGGTTTGTCGTTGGTTTGTCGTTGGTTTGTCGTTGGTTTGTCACTAAGATTGCCGCCGCTCTGGTAATGCTCATAGTTATTTATCGTGTACACGGTAAATTTATATGTAGCTTGCTTTGTCACTTCGTTTGTCGAAATTAGCCTGTTTATCGCAGTTCTAATTTGACGTACTGTGAGGCCCGTCTCTTCTCTAATTTCTTCGACAGTCAAAACAGACTGTCCGCGTTTTACCGCGATTCCTCGATAAAATTTATCTTCAAAACTTGCCGTTACAAGCAAATGCAAGAAAACATCTTTTGTAGGGCCGTCAGAGTACCATTTCCAATCACGTATTTGGCGATAAATTTTGATATAACCCTCATTGCTCATTTTTTATTCTCCTGAGATATTAGGGTTTCACAGCTCAAAACGGGAGATCACCGTCATCTTCAATCGGATCGTACTCATTGTTTGCCGCCACAGGCGCAGAAACGGCCCTATTAGCCACGTTCTGACTTTGGGCGGGTTCTTTATTGCCTGCAAACGAAACGTTGTTTACAACCACCTCTACGGCGCTCCTGTTGTTGCCGCTCTTGTCCTGATAGTTCCGGCTCTGCAAACGGCCCTCAACGGCAATCATGGAACCTTTCTGGAAGTAGCGGCAAATAAATTCTGCGCTCTTGTCCCATGCCACAATATCGAAGAAATCCGCCTGGTTCTGGCCGTTGGCATCCTTACGTCCCCGGTCTACCGCAACGCGGAACGATGCAACATTTTTACCTGTTGCAGTCTGGCGCAGCTGGGGGTCAGCAACCAGTCTTCCCATAAGTGCAACTACATTCAACATGTCTTTAATCCTCCAAATAATTCTTTCCAAACCGCCGGGCAAACTCTTCCTTTGTCCAGCTGTAATCCCTCATTGCCACGCGCTGTGCGGTCTTTTTAAGTTCAAGCCGCATCCCGGCATCCAGCCCATCCATTTTAGGCCAGCGCTGTTTTTCGCCGTGAATCCACCTGTGACAATCCGGGCAAACCAGAATCCACAGGCCAAGAGCTTTGCTTTTTGCCCGGTTCTGGCCGTAAAGCACTTCATGCCGCACCAAAGCGTGGCCGTTAAGGCAGCAATAACACTGTGGGTAGCCGAACATGTCTTTCTTGTTTGGCATGATGGACGGTGCATAGCCGTTGGAATCAAGCGCAACGCCGAATTCGTTTTTCATTCGCCGGTCAGTCCTTTCAGCTTTGCGATTTCGTCCGGTGTCATTGTGGGGATTCCCTGCTGCTGGCACTCCTGCACAATCAGTTCCAACAGGCGGTGCATCTGCTTGCTGTCGTATACGCTGGAACCATACCAGCATTGCAGAGTGCAGAACGTGCCGTTTGGTGTAGGCATGGTGTCCAGCAAAACAACCTGCCAGCCCTGTCCCTGGCTTTCCCATCCGCGCTTAAAGGTTTCTGTTGCTTCCTGCTTGATGGTGACAATATCGCTTGCACCTGCAACATCCCGCACAAGGTCGCGGTAAATCTCAACAGCAGGCTTTTTCAGCTTTTCTGCAAGCTGGTTCATGAGTGTCCACGCATAAGCGTTAGAAGTCAGGCTGCGCTTTTTCCGTACCTCGCCAAAAACACCTGCAAACAGCTTGCCGGGGCCGGATTTGACTTCATTCGCAAAGTTCTGCGCTTCATCCATGTCTGGCTTACTTTTAAGACGAAGCATCAAAATCTCACCCATCAAGGTAGCATCCGCGATGTTGATTGTATGGCTCATTTGCTCCACTCCTGAATCTGTGCAATCAGCGCATTGCAGCCGTCCAACGTTTTCATTGTCCCGCCGGGAACGGCTTTCAAAGCGTCAAGCACTTCATTTCGTGTATGTTTTGATTTGGCGCAATACTCGGTAATTGCAGCTGTTAGTGTAGCGCGGGCTTTGACATATTCGCTTGCTTCGGCCTCGCTGGACTGAATATCGCCTTTGGTTGGCTGTTCTGGTGCTACGTTTGCGCTCGTCTGCTTGTGATATTCATCACTGTCAGGGTCTTTTGTGTCATCAATGCAAAACAGGCCATTCAACGCATATTTTCTGGCATAGCTGGATGCTGTACCGGTAATCTGTGCGCCGTCCATACCTTTTTTGGTTTCATCCTCGCGGGCAAAAGCTGTGGTACTGGTGGAGCTTCCCTCTTTGTCCGTTACTGTGGCAATGGACTTGATGTAATAGCGGCTTCCGATAAGTACAATATCGTCCATGATGGTCAGCGTGCAACCATATTTTGCACAGAGAGGTTTTGCCGCTTCAAGAATGCTTTCTGCGTTCCGGTATTTGTACTTTCCGAAAGAGTTGTAAAGGTTCTTGGGTGCTTTCAATTCAGATTGAATCTTAGAAAGTGCTTCAAACACGCTCATGCCTTTTCCTCCCTTTTCACAGTCCCGTTCACCATCAACTTTTCAGCCTTTCTGGTGAACGTGATATTCAGTGTTCCGCACGTTTCAATGCCGAGATTTTCTTCCTTTTTCAGGCTTTTCATCATCTCGTAGATTAGTTTTTCAATGCCATAGGTTTGCCCATCAACACAGATGGTTGCAAAGTTTTCCGAGCAGTAAAGGCTTCCTGTGGCTTCAATGCTATAGTTCTTCAGTTCCATCGTTATCCTCCCTTACCGTGCTATCAATGCACGTTTCGCCCCAAATGCAATCCTCGCACATAATGGGGTGGCCGTATTCGTCAGCCGCGCCGCAACCGGGAAAATCAAGCTCGATCATTGTTTGCTTTCTCCAATTCATCCAGCCGTTTTGCCATGCCGATCATTGCAGCGCGGTAGGCGGCGCAAATCTGGTCGTATTTCCATCGTTCGCTGTTGTTCGTGTCCAGAATTGCGATTTGGACAGTTTCAAAAAACACCTGGTATTTTTGCGGGTCATTGTATTCAAATGCCATCTCGATCTCAAAAGGGTTCACGCAAGCACCTCCCGCAGCGTAATAGCGGCCCATCCGCCCAGCAGGCAGGCAATAAGCCCCGCCAAAGATGCGGCCCCGCCGCCCTCTGCAAGGCCAGCAGCGGCGCAAATGGTGCCGATTGCACAACCCAGCAGGGTAAAGTTTGCAAAGCACTTGCAAACCGGAACAATATGGGCTAAAATTGACTTGTGAAACCGGAAAATTTCACGTTTTTTGCCGTTCAGTGTATTGCAGTACACCGGGCGGCTCTTTTTGTTTGCAGTCATGTTAGTGTCCTTTCTTGTTGTTTCCGCCTTTCCAACGCTTGTATGTCGGAAATCAGCAGATAAGGCTTGCAATTTGTTCAACGGTTAAATCACGGAAGCTACCGTAATGCTGCCATACCCAGCCACGAGATTTGCCAAGAAGCTTAGCAACCTTTGTGGGGCCAAACAACAGTTGGCCGGGGTAAAGTTCAGCAGCGCGGGCGCGGATGCCAACAAGGGTTTCTTGGTAATGGGGCTTTTCACGTGGCATATGCTCCTCTCCTTTCACAAAGCTTTCAAACACAGCAGCCGGAAGGTTTCGCGACCTTTAGGGGCTTGGATTCCGATATAACATTCTTTTTTCGCCATTTCCTAAGTGTTGCGGACGAAATATTAAGCTCTCTAGCCCAGTCTTCCTGAATCATTGTTTTGCCGTCAATCGTTATAAAAACGTTATCTGTTCGTTTTCTTGCTTGTGTGTACCAATCTGCCCATCGGCAATTTTCTGGGCAGTAGCCTTTGTTGACATCGATTCTGTCAATCGTCAAATCATCTCGATATCCGTTAGCTATTGCCCAAGCATAGAATTTCTTGAAATCGTGCCAATCTTCACAAACAAAGATTCCTCGTCCGCCATAATTCTTATATTCTTTGTTTTTAGGCGAATAGCATCGTTGGAACATATTCCGCCAGCATCTATATATCCGCGTTCCAACCATTCCATGAGATAGTTTTAATTCTCGCGTAACCTCTTTGAGGAAACATCCACAGCTTTTTGTAGCGCCAGAAGTAAGATTGGCTCCATCAACGGTGATAATGTTTCCACAATCGCACTGGCAGACATAACGATAATGCCCATATGGCGTTCTGCAAGCCGCATGCAAAACTGTAAGCCTACCAAAAGTTTCACCTGTTAAATCCTTACGGCAAGCCAAACTTGTTCTTTCTTTTTGCAAACATCCACAAGATTGTGTATGCCCGTTTTTCAATTTAGCGGCATATACTGCTGTGGTATTCCCACAATCACATCGGCAAATCCATTTCACGCCTTTCCCTGCATCAGGGCTGCGTTTCAAAACTACCAAACGCCCAAAACGCATTCCGGTTAAATCAATGAATTTTCCCATTGTTCATTTGTTCACCTTCACATCTAAAATTTCGTCATCCAGCTTTTCCAGCAGGCGGAGTAAAATTACGCCAAATCGCTTGTGGAACCTTCATCTTGAAGGACTTCCATGCCGCGTTTGATGTAGGTTCTGAAATCCCAAAAACAAAGCGTTTTTCAACGCTGTTCCAAATGCCGTACATCATGCGTCAATGCCTGTAATCTGCTTGAAAATGGCCGCATCAAAGTTGGGAATAGAGCGGATAATTCTGCGCTGATATTCATCAAGGTTTTCCCACCAACGGACACAGCAGTCAGAAGTGTCCAGAACTTTCAAGAAGCCACCCGTGGTCTTATATTCGGGATGGGCTTCCTTTTCTTCATCGGTCATGTCATCATCCCACACCCAAACATTGGGCATGAACCGAATCTGATTCAGCAGACAGCAAGCGTTACTATCACGCCACTGTCTGAAGGTCATGCCGGAAGGTTTATCAAAAATCAGGATTTCAGGTTCTTCAGTGCAGAACACACCATTGGAAAAAGAAGCACTGTTCCAGTCGCCGGTGTTCCAGTCGCCGGTGTTCCGGTTGCCGGTGTTCCAGTCGCCGGTGTTCCGGTCGCCGGTGTTCCGGTTGCCGGTGTTCAGGTTGCCGGTGTTCCGGTTGCCGGTGTTCCAGTCGCCGGTGTTCCGGTCGCCGGTGTTCCGGTTGCCGGTGTTCAGGTTGCCGGTGTTCCGGTTGCCGGTGTTC